GTCCGGCCGCATGACAGTACCGGAAATGGACCGTCTGAATGTCAAGACGTGGAAGCGCGACGGCGAATATTTCATCCTGATTGAAGATGCACCGTTGCCGAATCCTTATGGCATTTCCTTGCGCGTTGTGCGTTCTGATATATGCGATGAACGATATAACGTCAGCAAACTTCCAAACGGTAATATCGTCCAGTGCGGCGTAGAGATGGACCCAGGAACACGCCGCCCGGTTGCGTACTATATGCACGCCGGTTCGAATTACACCAATGTTGTTGCACGAAGCAACCAGCTTGCTCGTATCCCGGCCAGTCGGGTAATACATGGATTTACGAAAGAAGATGAAGCGCAGCCGCGTGGTATTCCTGCGGCGCATGCTTCGATGGTCAAGCTGAAGATGGTCGAGGAATACGATAGGGCCGAGTTGACGGCGGCACGAGATGAGGCATGCAGCGTTAGAACCTATCATGCACCGAAGGGAAATGATGCAGAAATTGCGGATTTGACGAGCGATGAAAACAAAGATGCCGCAAGCGCATTGACTGCCGAAAAAGAACCCGGCCAGAGCGAGGTGTTGCCGATTGGATGGGAGTCGGACATCAACACCCCGGCGCACCCAAACCGCGAATTGACGGCGTTCAAAGCGACAATGTTGAAGGACGTGGCGAGCGGATTTAACGTGGAATACAGCAATTTTGCAAACGATTGGGCGGGCGTTTCGTTTTCCAGCGTGCGTGTGGGCACGATTAGCGAGCGCGATATGTATATCACCGATCAAAATGATTACATTGCGCAGAATAAAAGCCCTGTTTTTCGTGCATGGTTGCGCTCGTTCCTGGCTTATTCTGTGAGCGGCGGACTTCCATTATCGAAATATGAAAAGTTTGCCGAGCACGAACATCGTGGCCGACGCTGGATGTGGGTTGATCCGATGAGGGACATGAACGCCGCCCAGAAGGCGGTAGAAAATCACTGGAAAACAAACACCGATGTTGCGGCAGATATTGGGAACGACTACGAAGATAACCTTGAGGTGATGGCGCGCGAAAAGGTATCGAGGGCCGCCCTTGTTAGTAGTGATAATAAGGACGCACTGCCAGTCCTAAACGGGGCACAGATTGCCGCCGCGCTGGAAGTAATACAGAACTATTCAAGCGGGGCAATAGGCAAAGAAGCCGCAATCGCGCTGCTCACGGCGTCTGGCGTACCTCCCGATGCCGCGAGCAACATAGTGGCTAAACAGAAAGTAGCGAAGGAGCTAAAATGAAAAGAAAAAATAACATCGTAAACGCCCCGGAAAAGAACGCCCCCGAACAGCGCAAGGACGGCATGAATATCCGGGCCGCCAGCATCGAATTGATCCGCGCTGAGGGTGATACGCCAGCTTCCGTTCGCATGAGTGTGTCGAGCGAAACGCCGGTGCTTACCTATGCCGAATTTAACGAGCGCTATCAACAAATTTACGAAGTGTTGGATCACGACGAAGGCAGTATTGACATGACGCGGTGCAAGGATGGCCTTGTAATTCTCGACCGCCATTTTGGGGATCAGGTTGGCCTGATGCCGGTGTCAATCAAGGATCGAAAATTAGGAGGGGGCGTAGAGTTTTGCACAGGGGCGCGTGCCCAAGAGATAGCGACAGACGCGGCTAAGGGGCTTCGGCGTAATGTCTCGGTCGGCTACCGAGTCAATGCCGAAAGCTATCGTGTCGAAGGCGACAAGGATGGAATCCCGGTGGTTCGGGCGATGTCCTGGATGCCTTACGAAGCGAGTTTTGAGCCGGTGCCAGCCGATATCAATGTGGGTTACGGACGCTCGGAAAATAACACGGCAGAAAATGCCACAACGAAAGGGACCAGAACCATGAAGGACGAAGTAAAATTGGATGCCGATGCGGTGGTTGAAATCTACCGTTTGGCCCGCGCGTTCGACGTGACGCCCGGCGAAGCTGATGAACACATTAAGAGCGGAAAATCTGTAGAAGATTTCCGCGCTTTGGCTCTTAAAAAAGCCGAAGCCGACAAGGTTGAAACGACCCGCCTACTGGCCGAGGCAAAGACCCGCAAGGTTGAACCTCCGGCCAAGGTGCCGCCGAAAGTGGTGCTGGATAGCCGTGAGCAGGCCCAGGTTGTCAAGCGGTTCAGCGTGTTTAAGGTGCTGCGCAATCTGGCCGGTATTGGCAAAGAGGACATTGGCTTCGAGCGCGAAATCAGCGATGAGATTTCCAAGCGTAGCGGTCGCAGCGCGCAGGGTATCATCATCCCGCATTGCGCACCCATCGGTATGCGTGCCGATCCCTTCCTTAAGGGCGGCAATGGCAGCAACTTTGTTGCAACCGATCTGTTGATTGCCCAATTCATCGACGTGCTCCGCACCAAGATGGTTTTGGCGCAGGCTGGCGTGACCACGCTTTCCGGTCTGGTCGGTGATGTGGCGATTCCCAAGGGTGGGGCGATCACGGGTGGATGGGTGGACGGTGAGAATGGTGCCGGGACCGAAGGAAAACCGACCGTGAAGCAAGTCACCGGAACGCCGCACACCGCTTCCGGCTGGACAGACATCAGCCGGCGCTTGCTGCTCCAGAGCGGTATTGACGTGGAAATGTTCGTGCAGAACGAACTGATCCAAACGCTGGCGCGCTTAATCGAAGTCGCGGCCCTGCACGGTACGAACGCGAACGGCCAGCCCAAGGGGTTGATTAATCAAGATGACGTGAATAACCCGACCGTCACCGTTGATGCTCCGACCCGTGCCCAGATGATTACGTTCCTAACGCAAATCATGTCTGACAACGCGGATATGAACGGCCAAGCATGGATCATGCGCGCAAGCGGCATGGGATTGCTTGCCAACAGGCCGAACGGTTCGGTTGTTATAGAAAATATAGCCGAGACCGAGAACGTAGGCGGCGGCCCCCTGGCTGGCTTCCTGCTCGATCTGGCAACCAAAACGATGCTGGGCTACCCGGTGCACGTTACACAGAACGTCGCGGATACTCACATCTTCTTCGGTGCCTGGAATCAACTGATTCTCGCGCTGTGGAGCGGCGTGGATCTGACGATTGACCCGTACAGCAACAGCACGACCGGCGCAGTTCGGATCGTGGCCTTGCAGGATTGCGATGTCATGTGCCGACATGGCCAGGCGTTCGCGTACAACGACACGCTGACATCGTAAGCGCGGCAGAAACAGCAACGCGGGCCGGTCGCAACCCGGCCGGCCCGCTGAACGTCAGCAAGATGAGGAAATGAAGAAATGAAAAGAACGGTCATATCAACGATGATCGTGGTGTGTTTTGCGCTGGGTGCCAGGGCTGCATTGGATACCTACGCGCTGACGGATCACGATCAAGTGCTGGCCGCGCAAGCCACCACGCTTAATCAAGAGGCAATAACATTGCTCGCTCCGCAGGTAATTGACGCTGCGGGCGCGGTTGTTGGGGATACAAACACGGTCACAACGTACAAAGGGAAAGCCTTGCTTGTGGCGGGGATCGAAACCGGGACGGTTACGGTGTTATGGGGGCGGACAGCCGCCACGCTTGGCACGCTCGGCACAAACACCTTTGTTGGCCCTGCCACTATTGAGGGCGTAGAGGTTGATCTCGACACGCTGATGGGCACGAATGCCGCCATGTTCGTGCGCGCAAGCGCAACAAATAGCGCCGCCACGAGCAATTCTTTTGCTTGCGGTCTTATTGCCCTTACTCCGCGTACGGCATTACAAACCATTACCGGCTCGGCTGTGGACACGATGACATACAAGGGTTACGGAACCATCATCGTGAGTATCGGAACCCCGCTGACCGGGGCGACGAACTTTAGCGGCACAGTTTCGGTCCAACGCGCTGCCGCGTCAACCGGGACGTGGGCCACGGTGACGAACTTAACCGGGACCGTGACGGCAACGGGCAACACTGCCGGTGCTGTGACGCGGCTTCCGTATGAGTTCGGCGTCGGTGGGCGTTATATTCGCGCAGTCTTTACGACTACGAATGACGCCGCGCCCGTGTGCGTGACTGTAAATTCCTTCAACTGAGGAATATCAAGGCATGGCCTCGGTGGGTAATCCCCGCCGGGGCTGTGAATGGCTGCTAAATGTCGCTCGGAATAGACACATTCAACGCCGTGTATAACAGCCTGACCATTGCCCGGTGTAAAATCCGCATAGGCCGGACGGTGATTGCGAAGGCTTTATGCTCCGGCATTGGCAAGCTCCGTGAGAATACCGATGAAGGGCAGTTTGGAAGTATTGACGCTAACGTGCGATTACTTGCCACTGATGAGCCTGACGACGAGATTAAAACCGGAACGGTCATTGAGATTCTGCAAAACGGCCAGGATGAAAAGACCGGATGGGTCAAGGCGCGTGTGGGCGGCAGGTTTCCAGTTGGCGGATTAACCCGGCTGGGATTAGAGGCGGTGAATGAGTGAAGCACCTGTATCAATCGAGTTTCCAAAGCGGGATGTGCGGGCCTTGTTTGCGCAGATGGACCGGGCGCAGAAAGAGCTTGGCAAGAACGTGGGGCAGGCGCTCCGGTTTGCGGCATGGTCAGTAGCACGTTCGCTCGGAGTTGTTACGGATGTTGCTCCAAAATACCGGCCGTATAAAGAGATTGCAGAAGGTCGTGGGGTTGCTAAGCGTAGAGGCGGCAAGAAGTACGAAATCACGTCGTGGAAAAAGGGGCACTCAAAAACATTTAACATTCGGGCCGCAAGCGTTTCGGCACTAAAGAAAAAAGATCAAGTCAGGATCGGCAACGCTGGACTTGCAAAATCAGCATGGATGTGGGGAATCAAAAAGCTCGGTTCGGGCGGTGGTGTCAGTATGAAGGGCGTAACTCCGGGGGCAAGGAAACGCGGATCACAAAACATGGTTGTGACGCAAAGACTTCGAGGCGATGATCCGATGGTCAAGATTGTGAATAGCTTGCCGTATGCCACGGATGCCCTGCGGGGCGGGATGGGTGATGTGAATAACGCGATGGGTAAAGCGGTGAGGTCAATGGAAAAAATCATTGACGCTAATATCGCAAAGAAGCTGGGCGCGAAATGAACACAACAAAAGCCATAGAATTAGCGATGGCAGAAACCCTCCGCAAGTATGCGCAGATGGGCGAGGATGTGACGATCCGCGCATGGCAATCCTTGGCGGCTGATGGTTCATGGAAAACGAACCCTGACCGCAAATTCCCGATGATTGACGTTCGCTGTTCACCGCCAGGGCATGACGATAATCAATCTACGTTGCAAGTCCAGTGCGCCATTCTGATGGGCACGAATACCGATGATGATAAAAGCCACGCGTTTATCGCCGGCATGTACGAGGCGGTTCAAGGTGTATGCGACACCCTCTTTGCACAGTTTCGCACCGGCGTATTCACCGGGGATGGCAAAGAGGAAATAGCCTATTTTCTGGCCAGAGTGGTTGCCGAAACAAGCGCCGATGCATTCCAGTTCGGCGGGTTGACGTTCGGTGACGGCCTGGCCCCGGCTGACGATAACGGGATAAACATGATTGGTATAACGATGATCGTCCATTACGGGCGGTCAGATTTTTAACAAAGGAGATTGCCATGACCATATCCAAAGCAACAAGTTTTGGGGCATTGACCGACCATTTTGCGATCTTGGAAACAGTGCATGACGCCGGTACGCTGGCTGACATAATGGTCCTGGTTGCCAGCAGTAAGGTTCCACGGGCAAAAACTCGTGCGGACGCGCAGGATGCAAACGAGGATATTGCCGCCAGCGCGTATAGCGGGAATGATGCTGGCGCCATCTATGAAGTATCCAGCACCTACGCATTGAAATCCGGTACGCTGGACCTTAGCGATCTGGTTATCGGCGAGCTTGCCGTACAGATAATGGCCGAAAGCCTGGGGCTGACAACCGCTAACGGCGGCTGGCCACAGATCACGGTCGCTGGTTTCTTGGGCCTGCAAACCATAACCGCCCCGACCAGCTTCACCAATCAGTTCACACTCCCGGCGATCAGCGTCATTGGGATGAAGCAGGCGCAGGTGCTTGGCTTTACCGTGTCGGCTGGCCGACTGACGGGATCAGGCATAACCTTTAACTGCTCAATGGCTGAACAGTTGGATGGCGTTGGCGAACCCGCGGCCCACGGTGTGAGCGGTGGAACCGGCGAAGTCACGGCGGATTTTGTCCGCATCGATGAAACTCCGGCTTGGGCATTGGCAGCCGTGCTTGCCGATTCCGGTGATGCAGCCGTATTCATGGCCGAAGTCACGCAAGACCCCGGCGAGGATCAAGGTCAGGCCGCTTGGCACACAGCCGCCGGCGCCGCATCGTTCAATCTCGCGCGTCTTGCATCATAAGGTCCGGAAATGAAGGAACATAATGCAGGACCTTGCGAAACTTTCAGAACTGGCAGAGGCTGAAATCGAAACCTTGCGGGCTGATGGCATAGACCTGACGCCCGCCGAGATTGTCGAGATCAATGCCCTTGGCCATGCTGTCGAATCCCCTGAAACCCGCCGATTGCTCGCTCGTGGCGCCCCTGTAGCCATAGGCGGCGTCTATCTCTGGCCTATGTCCTTGTATGCCCAGGATTGGTTTGACCGCGTAGGCTGTCAACTGGATGGCAACAAACAGCAGACTTTCGCCCTTGCATACGCGATGGCGCATGGCCGGGATGCCGGGGAACCCCTGGCGATGGAAGGCCGGGACGCCGAAAAGACCGTCAAGCGGTGGGGAAAGTCACTCAAATGCACGTTTGGTGAGCTAAACGTTGCCGTTAGCCAGGTTTTGGCCCAGGACGAGGATGCCGAGCAACCCCCGAGCGAAACTGGCGGCATGACCATGGGCGACTTCTCCGCGTTTCTGGCTTCCGCATGTGGTGGAGATCCCGACTTCTGGGAGCGCCGGTGCGCATCCGGGTACACCCATGCCGTGCTTGATTGTCTATGCCGTCAAAATTCTGCTGACGGCAAAAAAACAATGGCGGACCCGAGGATTCGGGCCGAAAGAGCACTCGGCTGGGCCGTGGAAAAGATTAAACGCGATCGCGCGAAGATTGCGGGGCAAACATGAACACATCCGGCATATACGCGATTAAATGTATAGCAAACGGCAAGGTTTATATTGGCCAGGGCGCGAATATTAGAGTCCGTAAAAATGGTCATTTTTCAAATTTACGCAGAGGATGTCACAAAAATAAGCATCTTCAAAGATCGTTTAATAAACACGGAGAATCATTGTTTATTTTCTGCGCGATTGAATATGCCAGCGTCGAGATGCTGGACGCTTCCGAGCTTTTTTGGATTAGTTTTTTTAAGTCTAATGATGGAATACATGGGTATAATTCCGAGCCGGGCGGATATAGAAGCAGGATAATATCAGAAGAAACCAGGGCGAAGATTTCAGCAGCGCAAAAGGGTGGAAAGCGATCTGCAGAATCAAATGCAAAACGAAGCGCAACATTAATAGGCAGGAAGAGATCGCCTGAATTTTGTAAAAAACTTGGAGATATATTCCGCGGAAGAAAAGCATCTCCAGAAGCCAGGGCTAATATGTCGGCGGCGCACAAGGGGATTCCGGCGTGTGCTAAAGCGATAGCTGCGGCACGCGCAGCCAATCTTGGTCGCAAGCATACACCGGAAGCAAAACGCAAGATGTCGCTGGCGCTTTTAGGGAAAAAACTGTCCCCGGCACATCGCGCCGCCTTATCAGCCGCTCAGAAAAGACGCGGCCCGGTATCTGAAAAAACTCGAAATTTACTCAAACTGGTTTGGTTTAACAGAAAACAAAAGATAGCCGTATGAGCAGTGAAAAAACTATCTCAATCGTACTTCGCGCGAAAAACTCCATGGCCGCTGGGTTAGCCAAGGCCCGTGACTCCGTTGCCAAGTTTGGCAAGTCCGCAATGCGTATCGGCGGGCTGTTTGCCAAGGCATTCCTTGCGGCCGGCATTGCTGTAGCTGGCTTTGCGGCCAAGGCAATAGCCGCGTATGCCGTGCAGGAAACAGCCGAACGGTCGTTAATCGCGGCCATGAACGCCCACGGTGAGGCCGGGGAAGCGTTGATCCCATCCCTGAAACGGGTTGCCGCCGCCATCCAAGATGAAACCGGGGCTGCCGACGAATCCACGCTGGCGGGCATGGCGAAGATGCGGATGCTCGGTGTCCAGACCGCCAAGCTGGGCGAGGCCGCCAAGGGTGTGATTGCGTTAAAGGCTGTCGGGCTACAAGAGGAAGCCGCGCAGAAGGCCGTGGCTATGGCGATGCAGGGCAGTTACGACATGCTCAATCGCTATCTACCCGCGCTCCGCATGACGAAGGATGAAACCGAGAAGGCCAATATCGTTAATGAGTTTTTCGCCAAGGGCTACGAGCAACAGCAAGGGCTACTCGACACCGTGGGTGGCCAATGGAACGTGCTTAAAGGCCGTATCGGTGACGTGTGGGAGGAAATCGGCAAGGCTATCATGCAGAATGAAGGCTTGATGGTTTCTCTTACCGCCGCAGGGGAGGCCGTCAAAGAGTTCGGGGCCAAGCTCGCCGCATGGGTAGAGGGCGGTGGGGTGATTAACCTGATTGC